GAGCAGTCGGCGCTGACGGCAAACGCTGCTAATACGGCAACGGAAAAGCAAAAAGAAGGTGTCCGCTACGTCATCTGCGGAAAGAACAAATTTAATTAGTTCGCTCACACGAGCGCGGAGTATATATGGCTAAAATCGCAGACCCTACAGGTTCGCAAATTGGCGAAGCTATCAAGGCAGATTTGGACGCGACTCTTGTTTGGAAGGGTGTCACCACTGATAACGTCGCCACTGAATTGTTTTATTTTCTAAAGATAATCCTGCAAGCGGCGGTCGGTTACTTATTCCAAGTAACACTGTAGTCGTCGGTCAGGGCTTATTTGTTGCTTACAACGACACTGATAACACCATCTTTGCTAGCGGTCGATTTGCAGTTTCACTGACTAATCTCGCTGGGACTGTGGCGGCAAGTGGCACCACTCTTGAATGGGATGCGGCGGCTACAGACGCTAACCCATTCGTACAGTACTTTGTCGGCAGTGCGTCAGCTGTCTTGCCTTCATACAATAACACGACTGACTCACTTGTAATGACTGTTACAGGTGCATCAGGAAAAGTTATTCGCTGGCACGTTGAACTCACTGATTTCATTGCTCTTTAATTTAACGCGCGGCGGCTTCGGTCGCCGCTTACACACTGCCCAGAGGAGGGTATAAATAATGTCAGTCGCGCAAGATATATACAACGGTATTCTGATTGATAGGTTAGACCCTAACAAAATACAACCTGTCAGAACAGTTGGTGGTGAAGGTAGTAAATATACAACTTCCTGCGAGTTTGGGCGCAAAAACTGCTGCTAATTCGCTATCAGTTACCCAAGCTTTTGCCGCGACTTCCACCCTAGCGAATGTGGCTAGTAGTGCGACATCGGTTAGTTTATTAGCTGCAAATAACAATCGAAAAACAGCGATTATTATTAATGATTCAACTTCAGATTTATACGTTGTTCTTAATGCAAGCGCCGCCAGTACTACAAATTATTCACTATTTTTAGCCGCTAAAGTTGGTAACACGCCATCATTTTTGGCTATAAATGGCGATGATTATTCAGGCGAAATTCGTGGAATTTGGAGTAGTGCTAATGGCTTCGCAAGAATTACGGAGGTTGTCTAATGATTATTGTTAATAATCCTACTGGGTTGTCGCAATCTGGGTTGTCACAATGGACTACAGCGACTAGACCTGTATCCCCTGCTAATGGTACGCAAGGATTTAATACAACCAGAAATCGCGCTGAATATTATGCAAATAGTTTTTGGATTGATGGATATTTTGGGTTAAACGCTGGCTTGGCGTTTACTATTGCATCTTTAGGGACTATTGCCGTTGGGACTAGTCCTCACGGAGTTGCATATAGTCCTTCAAACGACAGGATTTATGTTGCAAATGCCAGCTCTAACAATGTCAGCGTAATTAATCCTGCAACAAATACAGTTGTTACTAGTATTGCCGTTGGGACTAGTCCTCACGGAGTTGCATATAGTCCTTCAAATGACAGGATTTATGTTTCTAACTTTGACTCTAACAATGTTTCAATTCTTTCTTGAGGTTTTCTATGAAAATTAATTATGATGAATCTGGCAAAATATTAAGCGCTGGCATTGGCGATGATTTTCAAGGGATTGAATATATTCAGCCATTGCCAATTGATTTTGAGTACGCCTTTTCTTTGGGAAAATATCAAATCAATCTTGATACTTTACTTGTAGAGAAAGTGGAAGGATGGATTGCCCCTGACGGGTATGTGCCTTTTGTTAGAGAAATTGATGCAAGGCGATTACGACTGGCACTGCTGCAATTAAATCTTTTGGATACTGTTGAGGCGGCGATATCAACATTAGGCAAAGCCGCGCAAATTGATTGGGAATACGCGACAGAAATCAAAGAAAATTACCCATTAGTTGAGGCTCTGGCTACAGAATTAAATTTAGATACCGATGCAATATTTACTTTAGCGAGTTCTTAATATGATCACAAAAACCGATGGAATTTACGCATTCCTAATGCTCAAAATGGTGATTTACTCAAATGAGTATACTACATAACCCTTGGGAGTTGTGTGACGCTCTTGATTATCGCGGTGGGTCACGCAANTTTTTCTCGAATCCATTTTGAAATGATGGATGAATTTTGTTCACCGCAACTCGAAGATTATGCGTATGCGTCAAAGTTTATGAAGGTGTCGCGTGGACATTTAAAATCCACGTTGCTCATCCTTTATATTCTTTGGCGCATTTATCGTAATCCGAACATTCGCATCCTATACTCCACCAATACGAAAGACTTATCGCGCTCATTTGTGCGCGAAGTGCGGCAGTATTTTGAAAATGCCGAACTGCAAGAGAAGGTATGGAATGTGCGCGAACACATCGCGGGAAATATGATACCCTCCCTAGATGCTCACTCACGCCGCCGTCGTGCAATGAGTGGTGACAACGACACTGAAGCCGAAGACAAGAAAATCATCTGGTCGCGCGAAGCTATTCAAGTCATACGACCGAAGAAACTTAAAGAACCTACGCTTGTTGCAGGTTCTGTTTTGTCGACCAACACTGGTGAACATTACGATTTAATTATCAATGATGACGCGGTAGATTTTCAAAATAGTGATAACGAGGACAAGGCGGACAAGATTAAGGATTGGGCAATGGATGCATTTAGCGTACTTGACCCGCCAATCTTCGACCAAATTACACCCTCCTTTGGTGAGTGGCTTGGTAACTCAATGTATGTTATTGGCACTCCCTACTACCCTTGGGACTACTACAGCTTCATTGAACAGAATGCGGCGACGTTAAAGTTCTGCACCTTTGAGGCGAATATTTACGTCAACGGCGTAGACAATGAAGAGGGGTATACCTACCCTGAGAAGTTCAATGATGCGTACATTGAGTCTCTTATGGGGCGCATGTCGCGCAAGAAATTCTTCGCGCAGTACCTGTTACGTCACATCTCTGACGATGACGTTATACTTGACGAGTCACTTATTAACATGCTGCCTCCAGCAGGTGTGCATTTCAGCGGAGACGGTTACGCCACAATAAACACAGGAGGGGTGCAGAAAAAGATACGCCTATTTATGGCTGTTGACCCTTCTTCTGGCAAGAAAGCAGGACGTGTGGACAACACTGCAATCGCGATTGGCGGACAAGACGACCTCATGAATGTGTACATTGTATACTTGTATGCCAAGAGGGTACTGACTTCAGAGACTGTCGCGCTCATTTATGAACAGTGTACGCGTTTTGGTATTGTTATGTGTAACGTACTCATCAGAGGTGTGGGCGAATTACTGCCTCACGCAATTTCGCGCGAACGTACCACGTACAACAGAAATATTGTTGTAAAAGCTGTTCACGAAACAGGTGACAAAAAGACGCGCATCACAAACGCAATCCAGCCTGTCATTAAACTTGGAAAATTCTTTACGATGGCGTGGATTGTAAATAACACACCACTCACAAAAGAGATACGACAACACCCTGAAGGTAAACAAGACGACTGCTTAGATGTAATATCGGCAGTCGTGCATTTATCTACACCCACCAGACAGAGAAAAAATGGAGACAAAGATAGATGTCGTCATCTGAAGATAAATCGTCGGTACGGGGGCTCTCTTTAGGAGACTCTGACGTACTGCAAAAGATTCTTGAATACGTTACTTACACACTTGCAGAGATGCAAGCATGTCGTAAAGATATTGAAGAGACGTGGATAGAAACATACGCGCAATACATTGCTTCTAGTAGAGCGCAGTCTGAACTTCGTGCAAAACAAGTAGATACAGTTGGTAACGTTGGTACTGAGTGGAGACACCACATCGACCGTGGCAAAGCATTTGAGGTGGTAGAGACCATTCATGCATACCTCCTCGGGGCGCTGTTTCCTAACGACAGTTGGTTTGAAGCATCACCGCGCCGCCCATCAGACATTAACGCAACGAGGGTACTCCGCAAATTTATACGCGACGAACTCAAAGATATAGAGTTTGAGATTGTGATGGATGAGTTTGTGCGGCAGTTTATCATTACTGGAAACAGTTGTCTTTTCTTTCCTTGGGACGATGACACGGACAGCGTTGATTTACAACTTGTCAACATGTTTGACTGTTGGGTGCGTGGCAGTGGTCGTGACCCAATGAAAACAGACTTCGTTAGGAGGGTGTATATGTCTCGCGCGGAGTTGCGCGATGAGATTGCAGAGGGTAAGTATGACCTTGCAAACGAATTGGACGTTGACCGCATTAATGGTGTGCGCTCTATTCAGGAGTTTGACCGCGTAAAAGAGTTTCAAGGTTTGCGCCCGAACAAAGACACCGATGACATCTGTGAGGTGTATGAATATTGGGGTAAAATCTGTATTGATGGTAAGGAGTATAAAGATGTTGTGGTTACTTTCGCAAGTGGTCTCCTTCTTCGCGTTGAAGAAAACTATTACGAGTGCGGTGTGCCAATGGTCTTTTGTAGCTATATACCTGTACTTGATACTGTGTATGGTATTGGTGCACTGCAATCTTCTTTAGGTCTGATACATGTACTCAACATTTTGGAAAACCAACGCCTTGATGGTGTAGAGTTGACCGTCAACCCGATGTGGACTCTTAAAGAAGGTACCTCCCTCGATGTCGAAGAAGTCTACGCAGAACCAGGAAAAGTGTTGCGNGTAAANGAGCATGATGACGTGCGCCCGATGCCTCCCGCGCAATTCAACATCGGTATCTCTTATCAAGAGGCGAATTATGTTGAGAGTGCAATTGATAAGAATAGTGGGACTGGACCACTTGTTGGTGCAGGAGCGTCACGTAATGGTGAGCGTGTAACAGCCGCAGAGATTGCAGCTATACGTGAAGCTGGTGGTAACCGCTTAAGTGGTGTACATCGCCGCCTAGAGAAACGTGGACTGACGCGCGCACTTGATAAAATTATCAAAATTTACAAGCAGTACAAAAGCACTTCCAGTATCGTGCGTTATGCTGGCAAGAAAGCTGGTGAGTATGAGTACGCTGAAATCACTCGCACTGACATGCAAGACCTCCGCATTGAAGCAAAAGGTAGTGACCACATCATCGAGAATCGCAAGAAGTTGCAAGACATTTACGACTTTACAGCATTGGTCAATCAAGACCCAGAAATGGCGGCAATGATTGATAAGGAGGCGATACTACGACGTGTGATGCGTAACCTTCCGTTCGATGACCCTGAAGAGTTTTTGAAGAAAGCGCCTGAAAAGAGCGAAGACCCACTTACTCAGATTGGCGGTCAAAGCGGCGCAAATGCTATTAACCAGCAGTTGCAAGCCGATGGCGGAAATCAATTAGTAAATATGTTAAAGGACACTTATGGCAGACCAGCAACCAGCATTGAACCAACCAGCCCCAACGTCGCCAGCGCAGGGTTTAACGCGGGTGGCGGAACGGGCGTCAACCTTCCTCCAGCCTGATGGTACGGAAGTATTTATTGATGAAGATGAGGGGTATGAAGTACCCACTCCCATCGTCGACGGTGGAGACGAAGACGACACTGAACCACTTCAAAAAGAAGACGAAGATTTAATTGACCTACCCTCCCTTGAGGACGACGTGCCAGAAGAACCAGACCTTGAACTTCCCGATAAGGACGAAGAGGTGGTGCTTGATGAGAAGTTCGCAAAGTACTTTGAAAAAGCGACTGGTATGCCTATGGAAGACTTCGGCGCGACACTGCACGAAATCAAGAGTGTCGTCAAAGAACTTGGTGTTGATGGTCTCAAGAATGGCATTGCTTTTATCAAAGCTTCGCAGCAAGCGCAACAGATTGAATCTGTCCGCGCTGAAGTCGATAAACTCTGGGGAGTGTCTAGAGAAGAGTCGACTAAAACGTCTTGAAGAAATCAAACCGTATTTCGACAGGATGTCTAAAGAAAAGCAGAAGCTTTATGATACCCCTGAAGGTGCAGATTTAATCTGGCGCAGCATCCAATCTAAGTCACCCTCTACTAAGACACAGGCATCGAAGTCTGGTAAGAATCCAGCAGGTCGTAGGTATGTTTACACTCAAACGCAGATTGATGCAATGAGTAAAGAAGAGTACGCCGCTAACGCAGACAAAATTACGAAAGCGTACCAACAAGGGCTAGTCCAAGAGTAAATAAATGGCATTACCATCTCCTTACAACGGCAGCAGCATGAACGTTGCTGCCAATCCGAACTTCATCCCAAAGATGTGGCAGTCGGAAATGAAAAAGGAACTAGACGCAAATCTAGTTCTTAAACAAGCGGTCGAGTTCACATCGTTCATTGGGAAGAAAGGTGACACCCTCAAGTACCCTCTCATTCGCAGAATGGGTGTGTATGACAAGTTGGCTGAAACTGCTGTACGTCTACAAGCGTTTCAAGACGAAATCTGGGAATTGAAAATAGATAAGTACAAGGAAGCTTCCTTCTTGGTTGAGGATATTCTCGACTTACAGAGTGCGTACAGCTTACGCATTCCTTACATTGAAGAAGCTGCTTATGCGCTTGCAGTTGACGTCGACAACTCACTTCTCGCACTTCGCGCCTCTATCCCTCTAACGCAGCAAATCGTTGTTTCCAGCAACGGATTAATCAGTGGTACTCCTGCTGCTATTAATGATGCTGCCATCCTCGCTGGTTTACAACTTCTTAATGAAGCAAAAGCTCCTCGCACAGGACGTTACTGGATTGTGTCTGAAGGTCAGTACACTGACTTGTTAGGTATTTCCAAGTTCGTCAGCGCTGACTTTGTTAATGGTTCTCCTGTTAGCAACGGCATCATTGGCAGTCTTTATGGCATTCCCGTTATCAGCACCACCCAAATTGGTCCGAACACTTTGAATGGGTATGTCAATGGGTACGGCGCTACTGGTCAACCAACTCCAGGTGTTGTCGGTTCTCCTTACATGCCTACGCAAGACACTCCCGTAGGTCTTGTAAGTGGCGGTCTTCCTAGGGGTACAACTGGAAGTGAAGTTGCACAACCATTCTGTACCTGTATGTTGGTGCAAAAAGGATGGGCGCGTCTCGGTATGCAAAAGATGCCCAAGTCTGAAATGAGCCGCGAGAACTTGCTGCAAGGCGACGCAATCGTTAACACTCATGTTCACGGCGCGCGCGTCTATCGCCCAGACCACTGTGTATTGGTACACACCGCTATCTAGATATGGAAAGACTGCCTGTTAAATCAAGTAACATTGCAGCCATCGGTTATGACTCGGCTTCCAAGAAATTGGAGGTCGAGTTTAAAACTGGTCTGGCGTACAGTTACTCAGAAGTACCACCTTCTATTGCACGTGCTTTCCGTAAAGCACAATCAATAGGAGGGTATTTTGCAAAGAACATTAAACCTAAGTACTCTAGTACGAAACTGTGACTACACAACTTGCATTCATGAATGAAGCTTTGTTGTCTATAGGAGAACGTCCATACATGGTGGGTGTTCCTACTACAGCCGCGCAGCAAAGAGTTTACAAAATATTTAAAGACTGTTTCCATAGCTTCACCCACGAATGTGGCTGGAGCTTTTTGCGTACTGTGGGAGTGCCAATATCTTGGGTTGGTAACAGAGCGCTCGTACCTCAATACCGTTCTGTTGAACATGTGTTTNTAGGGAACGCGCAAACTCATTGCAGCATTTGAAGATGAGATTCTGTCATATGACCAGACAGTNGAAGGTGTGGTTAATCTGTACTTCTTAAAGGATAGCACACATATTGACTTTTACGCGCTACCGAGCACAGCAGATAAAGCGCGTATTAAGATTGTATATACCTCCTATTTAACTTTACCTGCTTACAGTGGTGCAGCACTTATACCACTCACTGAAGATTTCGTAAGTCTTATGGAGCCGCTGATGTCTGCAAAATTAGTGTATACAGATGTTAGATGATATCGA